GTTGCGTCATCAAGCACCTTTGTTGCCCCCGCATTGCCCAGCAGGTGGAATATCAAGATTGACGCAACGGTAAGCGGTCAATCCGCTCCAAGTAATAAGGTCTTTTATCAAATAGCGGTTAGCGGTTCATTAAATGGCGTTTATCAAATAGCCGAAGCCTATGCAAATAATAACATTAAGCAGTCAATAGTTTTTGAAAATTTATACCTTGAAACATCCGAGCAGGTTAAGTTCTATTTTGTAGGGAGTGGATTTAATGTAACAAATTGGTCTTTAGCGTCAGGCGCAACCGTGCAATGGGTTTGCCTTGAAAATCCAAGCAGTATTGGAATCTTGGATATGCGGACCGCCCTGCCTGCCGATGTCAAGCAGAGCGACCTCCTGCAGGACTTGCAAAAGATGTTCAACCTGCAATTCATGCCCGACCCGCAGGACCCCAAACTCCTGTACATTGAACCGTGGAAGGATTTTTACGCTTCGGGTTCCTTGGACTGGTCGCAAAAATCCGACGAGAACGCAGAGCAGAATATCACGAACGGCGACCCCAACGCCTATACCAATGTCATGTTCAAGTACAAGGACATGGGTGACTATTTGTCTAAGACCTACAAGCAATCCTACCCCTTGGCCCGTGAAGGCTACGGCGGGCGAATATTCAACACCTCCAACTTCTACGGCAAGGGGGACAAGGTAGTAGAAACCCTGTGCGGGACCTTGATACCCGCATCGTTCAGCACGGACAAAATAGTTGGAAGAACTTGGGACATTGACGGAACCCTTGCAAGCGGAACGGTCAAAGCCCTGCAGACGGGCTACCGATTGGCGCAGTATAACTTGATTGAGGGGCAGACCGAATGGGCCTACCAATACGGGGTCAGCGGGAACACGGCACTATCCGTGGGAATCTTGCGGATGCCCTTCGTCAGCCACATTGACAACCCATACGCCCCGAATGTGGACCTCGCCTTCGGGCAGCCAAGGTTGGTGTACTACAACGCCGTGAACGCAAGCGGCAACCCGTACGCCTACACCAACAACAACCTCTACAACACCTACTGGCTGAACTACATCAACGAAACGGTCAGTCAGGAAGCCTTGCAGTTGGAACTCACGATGCTGCTCTCATCCGTGGACATCTACCAACTTGACTTCCGCAAGCCGATCTACTACGGCGGTATTCGTTGGAGGTTGCTGGAGATTCGGGACTACCTGGTCGGGCAGATGAAGCCCTGCCGAGTGACGCTCCGACGCATCCTGAACCTTTCCGAGTTTGTTGCAACCACGACCACGCCAATCGCAAACGACCCGTCGGCCTTGTTTAATGGTCCGATTGACCCCGACCCTGTGGACCCAGGGTATGAACCACCTATAAACCCCGAACTACCCTCCGAAGGATAACCATGGCAGATGTAACCAAAGAAATTGTACTTGAGGTTGGCCTCAAGGATTCGACCGCCGCTGGAACGACCAGCGCAAAGACCCGCTTGCGGGAACTGCAGAAGACCCTTGCGGACATGGCCCTCGCTGGCCAAGACGGGACGAAGGCATTCCGTGACATGGAACGGGAGGCGGGAAAACTGAAAGACCAAATCGGGGACACCCAGCAACGGATTAAGAACCTCGCCTCGGACACCCGAACCATTGACACCTTCGTCGGGGCTATTCAAGGCATCACGGCGGGCTTCCAAATAGCCCAAGGAGCAGCGGCGTTGTTTGGAGCGGAGGAAGAAGAACTGCAAAAGTCCTTGGTTAAGGTCCAAGCGGCGATGGCCCTCGCTAACGGGGTGCAACAGGTGGCCAACCTGCTGAACAAGGATAGCATCCTAATAACCCAAGCACAGGCGGCAGCGCAGCGAATCTACGCCTTTACCCTTGGTCAAAGCACAATAGCCTTGCGTGTGTTCCGAACCGCATTGGTTGCTTCGGGCGTTGGTATTGCAGTCGCTGGCCTTGGATTGCTCCTTGAGAATTGGGACAAATTAAGCAAGTCCGTCAAGGACTTTTTTGGCATCAAGGAAAGGGAAGGCAAAGCGGCCGCTGATGTAGTGCAAACCGAGATAGACCTATCCACCAAACAACTTGAAAACCAACAAAAACAAAACGACCTCCTTGCAAAGCAGTTGCGTTTAAAACAGGAGATAGAAAACCTGAACAAGGAGGCATTGGATGCTGAAACCCAATTCCGATTGCAGAAAATCCAAGGCATTGGGAACGAACTGCAAAGGGAAACGCTTTTGAGGGATGAGAGGCTTGCCATCCTTGAGCAAGAGAGGCAGGACCGATTGGCCAAACTCAAGGAAATGTTTGGCGATACCGCTCAATTCAAAGAAGCCGAAGCCCTTTTAAACGAGCAGTATCGTGTCAAGGGTCAAGCCATATCGGAGGCATCCACCGAAAAAACCATTGAATTAAAGCAAAAGGAACGAGATACAACCATCAAGTTTGCAAGCGAAGCATTCACGGGTGTTCTTGGATTCATCGCTGCAACCAAAGGGCAGTCCGAGGCTGACGCTCGCAAGGCGTTCAACCTCAACAAGGCGGCGGGCATCGCTGACGCAACCATCAACACCTACCTCGGTGCGTCCCAAGTATTGCGGGACAAAACCCTCCCAACGGTAGCCAAAGCCTTTGCGGTTGCGGGAATCATCGCATCGGGTTTGACGCAGGTCCGCAAGATTGCGGCCACTCAATTCCAAGGCGGTGGTGGTGGAAGTTCTGCGCCTTCGCCATCTGCGGGCGGTTCATCTATGGCCCCACCCCCGACATTTACCAACCCGCAAACAACGATGCTTGGAAACCAAGGGGAATCAATCCCAACGCAAGGTCAGCAGGCTCCACCCATGCGGGCCTATGTAGTGGAGCGTGACATCCAGCAGACGACCAGCAGGGTGCGACGCTTGTCCGAATTTGCAACATTAGGCTAACCCCTACATATCCCACCATGGAACTTCCCGTGTACCGAATGACCGTGGATGAGGTTGACGAAGGCGTGCAGTTTGTCGCACTCGTTGATATGCCTGCGATTGAGAAACCCTTCCAAGCATTCGCCAAGACCCCGCAGCGGTTCGCCGAAACGGGAGAACGCAGGGTCCTGACGGGACCGCTCATGCTGGCCGATACTCCCATCTACCGCAAGGACGACACTTATGGCGAGTACTATGTCGTGTTTGACAAGGCCACCATCCGCAAGATTGTCCAAAAGTATTTCAAGCAGGGGAACCAGCACAATGTGAACGCTTACCACAATGCCGAACTGGATGGCGTGTTCATGTTTGAATCTTACATCACCGACCCCGAGCGGGGCATCCTTGCACCCAAAGGCTACGAGGACACCCCCGACGGCTCTTGGTTTGGGTCGTTCAAAGTGGAGAATGATGAAGTGTGGGAGAATCGCCACGCCTTCAAAGGTTTCTCCGTTGAGGGACTATTCGGCATGAAGAACACGGGAACCGAATTAGAGGTCGCACTTGCGGGCCTCGCAGACGATTTGACCAACTTTTTGCAACATATCCAACCAACCTACAAATCCCTTTAATCTATGAACCTGAAAGACGCTATCATGACCCTCCGCACCGAGTTGCGGAAGTTCACAACCCAAAAGCAATCCTTTGCCGACTACAAGTTGGTGGACGGTACCGTTGTCCGAGTGGACGGTGACCTCGTTGCAGGTACAGCCGTTTATGTCATCACCGAAGACGAAACCCTTCCTGCCCCCGATGGCGAGCATCAAGTGGAAGGTGTTGGTACAATCAAAACCGAAGGCGGCAAAATCACCGAAGTCGTTGTCGCCGAAGCCCCAGCACCTGCTGCCGAAGTTGCGGCCCAAGAGGTAGAAATTGAGGTTTCCCCCGAAGGCGAAGCACCCGAAGCCCCTGCCGCTCCTGGTGTAGGACTGACCCCCGAAGCCGTTCAAGAAATCGTCGCCAAGCACCTTGCCGCTATCATGGACGAGTTGAAGGCTGCCATGGAAGTGGAGATGGGCAAGATGAAGGACAAGATGGCTGCATTTGCCAGCCAAATGGAAACCATGACCGACATCGTAGAAAAGGTTGCCGAACTCCCCTCCGAAGCCCCCAAGCCAACCGCATCCGCTATCGTGGAGCAACGCAAAGCATCAGCCGCTCAAAACTTTGCGGCCATCGCACAATCAATCCAAACTCTTAAAAACTCCAAATAACCTTAACCCCCTAAAAACAAAATCATGGCATTTTCTTTCGGAAACCTTTCAGCCTACACCGACCAACAAAGGCTGCCCCTCATCACCAAAGCGGTTTTCGCCGCTCGCTCTGCTGCCCTCTTTACCAAGCAAGTTGGTATCAAGTCGGCTGCTGCCCTCAACCTCATGGACACCGATGCAAACATCGGGTCAGGAACCGTCTGCGGTTGGTCTGCAACAGGCAACACGACCTTCAGTCAGCGTAACATCACCGTTGGCGTGATGAAAATCCAAGAGGCTCTTTGCCCTCGTTCCTTGGAGCAGTATTGGATGCAGACCCAGTTGACTGCTGGTAGCCAATACGACGGCGTTCCATTTGAGCAGGCTTTCTCCGAGCAGAAGGCTCTGCGTATCGCCGAGGCCTTGGAAACCGCCATCTGGCAGGGTAACTCCTACTTCAGCGGTGTCAACCAGTTGCTGAACGCCGCATCGGGTTCTACGGTTCTCGCTAACGCTTCCTCCACAACTTGGAATCCAGTATCGGCTTCCGTTGGTATCACGACTTCCAATGTCATCAGCATCTTTGACAAGGTTTACAACGACATCCCGCAAGCCATCCTCACCAAAACTGACCTCGTCATTTTCTGCGGATGGAACAACTTCCGCACCTTGATTGGAGCGTTGAAGTCGCAGACAGGTGTCATGTATAACCAAGTGGACCTCCAAGGGTTGGCCGATGGTGACATCATCTACCCTGGCACAAATGTCCGCATCGTTGCCGTCCCAGGTTTGACCTCTACCAACCGCATCGTTGCAACTTACCTTGGTAACCTTTTCTACGGAACCGACTTGCTCTCCGACGAGGAAAACTTTGAGTTGTGGTACTCCAAGGACAACGATGAAGTCCGCTTCCAAGCCGCCTTCAAAGCAGGTGTGCAGTTCGCCTATCCCGACTTGATGGTTGACTTCCGCTTGGCCTAAGTGTAAGGGGGGAGGGAAACTTCCCCCCGCTTTTTTAGTCTAACATAACCCTCTAAAAATACACTATGTCTTGTTCTTTAACTACGGGCTACGCCCTCGGATGCCGCGATGCCGTCGGCGGTATCAAAACTATTTATGTCCAAACGATAAACGCTACGGGTTCCGTAAACACGAACGGCAGCGGCTTGGTAACTGGATTCACGCCTACCTCGGTGTCGGGGTCTTGGTTTGAATATGACCTCACAAAGGCGACATCTTCAATGACCGAAACGCTGAACGCAAGCACCGAGAACGGCACCTTGTTCTACACGCCTGAAGTGACATTTACCATCAACAAGTTGCAGACCTCGGTTCGCAATGAGTTGCGCCTCTTGGCTCGGAACCGCTTGCTGGTAATCGTCCTTGACAACAACGGACGCTACTGGTTGCTTGGTGCTGCGAATGGCTTGGAAGCCTCCGCTGGAACCGCTGGTACTGGTACTGCATTCGGTGACAGGAGTGGCTACGAGATGACGCTCACAGGCATGGAACCTGACCCAATGCTGAACATCGCAGCCGCAACTTTCTCGGCTTCCACAACCCAAATCAGCGGTTCGTAGCGTATCTTTGACCTGCGGGTTCTCATACTCCCGCATGGTTTAGTGGTCAGGGGCCATCTCGCAAGGGGTGGCCCTTTTTTTTGTACCTTTGAGCATGAGAATTTGCATCGTTTACAACGCCCACCCGACGGGGTGTTCTTTTTACCGACTGGAGATGCCGAACGCCTACCTCGGCGACAACTACACGGAGTTTGACTATGTGTGCGTTGATAATATCGCCAATGTCAAGGATGAGGACTTAAAGACCGTTGATGTGTGGCTATTCAATCGTCTTTGGTGTCAAGGTACCTTGGAGCAAATTCGGAAGGTTTACGAGGCTCTAACGGCGTTTGGGGCGAAGGTAATCTTGGACCTTGACGACTACTGGGTGCTGGAGAGCGGGCATATCATGTATCGGCACTATTTGGACACCAAGTTGGATGAGCAAATCCGAGAACACATCCGCTTGGCTGACCATGTGACCACGACCACCGAACACCTCGCACAAAAGATACGCCTGCTGAACAAGGCCGTGACCATCCTACCAAACGAACCCTACGAGGCTTACCAGCAGTACTTGCCCGACACGACGGCCGAACCCGAACCGCACCTCTTTAAAATCGGGTGGTTTGGCGGGGCGCAGCATCAGGAAGACATTGCTTTGGTGGAACACTCCTTCAGCCTGCTGGCCCACGACAAGTCGCTGGATGGGAGGTATAAGATTTACCTCGGCGGTTGGAACGATGGGAACGCCGTTTACGATGACTACGAGCGGATGTTGTCCTGCCGTGGGCTGAACAAGAATTACGGACGCATCCAAGCCGCTGATATTTACTCCTATGTCGGGGGCTACAACTTTATCAACGCCACCATCGCACCCCTGCGTGATACCAAGTTCAACAGGCTGAAAAGCGAACTGAAGGTCGTGGAAGCGGGATGGATGGGCAAAGCCATCATCGCAAGCGAAACCATCCCCTACACCGACATAATCACCCACGGCCACAACGGGTTGCTGATACCCTACGGCAAGAAAGACGCATGGTACAAGGCCGTCCGCAAGTTTGTGAACGAACCCGACTACGCTCGCTCCTTGGCCGTGCAGTTGTCCAAGGATGTTCGGGAGCGGTTTGACATCACCAAGACCGCCGAACGGAGGGCCGAACTCTACCGAAGCATAGGGCGCAAATTGTGAAATTCGGGCGCATCTTACATTTGGGAATAGGATGATATACCTATCCCCCAACACCACCAACACCATCGTCGTCACTTGGACGCAACGGGCCTCATCGGGTGACCGTTACATCTTGCGCTTGACAAATATCGCCAAGAACCTGACCACCGACTTCACCCTGCTGAAATCGGCCAACCTTTCCAACTACACCGAACGCTATGACAAATTTCAGATTACCCTGGGGGCGGTTGAAACGGGTTCCTATCGGTATGAAGTTTACGATACCAATAGCACGGTTGGTGCAGCCGTTGCGGTTGTTGAAACGGGCTTGGCTTATGTACAGGTAATTTCGCTGACTTTTAACACCTTCGCCAATACCATCCAGTATAATGTTTACGGCGCAAGCGCTGTGAGCATCTTTGATTCAACTTTTGACCAAACATTCCAATGAGCGTACAAACAAGAACGCAGTTGCAGACGAGTGCCGCAACTATCACCAACGAAACGACCGCCGCAGCCAATACCGCCGCCCGTGTGGGTGGACTATTTGACGACCTTGCCGATACCGCCACATTGGACCGAGAGCGGGGCGTTGCGAACCTGTACCTTGATTCCGATACCAACTTCACACCCACCCAAGGGAGCGCAGTAAAACTCACCTCTGCAATGAAGTCGGGGTTGCTGACTACTTACAACTTCACAAGGACAACAAGTTCTATCACCTACACGGGGACAACCAATGCGGCTTTGCGGGTGTCTGCCAGCATGGTATTCTCGCAGGGGAACGGCAACCAAATCAAGATTTACATTGCAAAGAACGGCAACGCCATAAACCAGTCAATGACTGACATTACGACGGCTCACAATGACGGTCACTCGGTTACTATTGAAGCAGTTCTGCAAGGTGCGGTCAATGATGAGTTTACCATCTTAGTCAACGCCGTAAATAGTGGCGTAAACATCACAATTTCGGCCCTCAACTTCACCGTACATACCCTATGAGCAGCATAAAACAATCGTTCACCCAATGGCTTGGGATTGAACACAAAGTCCCCGTGATGCTTGAAAACAAAGCGGGCAAGTACATCACTTATGGGGCGTTCAACGAGTACCCCTATTATCTTCTTGACAACTACCGCCGAAGCAGCAAGCACAATGCTATTGTGAATGGCAAAGTGAACTACATCGTGGGGGGTGGATGGCAGCCAGGGGAAAAGATGACGGTTGAGCAGCAGGCCCGCTACGCCAAGTTCTTTGATGGTTTGTCCGAACACGACGACCTAAACGACATCACCGAAAAACTCGTCCTTGACTTGGAACTATTCAACGGGTTTGCCGTTGCGGTTACTTGGAACAAAATGGGAACCATCGCCAAGATGGAACACATCCCCTTTGAAAAGATTCGTGTGGACAAAGACGAGCGGATGTTTCAGGTGGCCGATTGGTACGACGATGCCATGGTCCAACTCTACCCCAAAATCGGGGATGTAGAGAAAATCCCCGCCTTTGATGCTGACAATCGCATCGGCAAGCAGTTGTTCTATTACAGGGTCTATGCTGCAGGCGTGAAGTCCTACCCCCTCCCCGAATACATGGGGGGGTTGGCTTGGATAGAAGCGGATGTGCAGGTATCCAACTTTCACAACAATAACCTCCGCAATAACTTTTGGGGTGGGTATCTCATAAACTTCAACAACGGAATCCCGACCCCCGAAGAGCAAGGCGACATTGAGCGGCAAATCAAGCGCAAGTTTTCGGGAACGGATAATGCGGGCCGCTTTGTTGTGACCTTCAACGACGATGTGTCCAAGGCTCCCACCTTGGAACCGTTGACCCCGTCCGACATGGACAAGCAGTTTGAGATTCTCAACAAGGCCATCCAGTCCGAAATCTTTATTTCGCACAGGGTCGTGAACCCGATGCTATTCGGCGTGAAGACCGAGGGCCAACTGGGAGGCAGGCAGGAACTGGTGGAGGCTTACGAACTATTCAAGGCGACCTATGTGAACGACCGAGTTCGCAAGGTGGAGCGGATGATTAACTACTTGGGGTCGTTCAATGGCGTGGAGGGGATGGAACTGATTCCCGTGGAGCCGATTACCGAGCGACTATCCGAGCAAGCCCTGCTGCAAATCATGACCCCCGAAGAACTGCGTGAGAAAGCGGGCCTCCCTGCGTTAGAAAAGCAACCCGCCGATGTGGTCGGTCCGAATCCCCAACCCGACGAGGTTCCGCAAACACCTGCACAACTTAGCAACGACAACATCAAGAAACTATCGGGCAGGGAATACCAAAACCTCATGCGAATCGTCCGCCATTACGCACAAGAAAAAATCACGCTGGAGATGGCCCGCACGATGTTGTCCGCTGGTTTCGGTCTAACCCCCGAAGAAGTGAACACGCTATTGGGGGTGCAGGAGCAAGCGTTTTCCGAGCCTATGTGGGGCGAAGAAGACACCGAGGACTACGGATGGGGCGAGGAAGAGTTCAAGGTCTTGGAGGTGGTCGCAAGCAAGTTTGGGAGCAGTTCCGACGACTATGTGGTCATGCACTCCAAGCCCATGCGGTTTGACACCGACTTAGACGACCAAGTGCGTCAAGCGTTTGCAGAACTTGGGGAGGAAGAAAAGGAACTTGACGAGAAGATTGAAGCCTACCGCAAGAAGAACCGTGACGCAAGCGTGGAAGAAATGGCCAAGGAGTTCGGGGTCAGCAAGGCCAAGGTCGCAAAACGGGTGGCATACTTGATTAACAAGGACCGCTACCCCATCGCCCGTGCCGTGGACCAAATCGCCAAGGAAGGCGCAAAGCCAACGGATGAACCCGTGCTTGAAGTCCGCTACAAATACTCTTGGGCGGCAGGTTTCAGCAACAAGGATAAGAAGACCAGCCGTGAGTTCTGCAAGGTCATGCTGGACCTCGCTGACCAAGGCAAGGTGTATACCCGTGACGATATAAATGGTATTTCCAACATCATGGGCTATTCCGTGTGGAACCGCCGTGGTGGTTGGTATCACACGGCCAGCGGAGTGAACCGCCCCCAATGCAGGCACATTTGGGATCAGCAAATTGTAATCCGCAAAGGCAATAAAATCACGAAAGCATGAAGGCACTATTCATAAGCGAACAAACCCTGCTGGACAACTCGGTCATAAACGAGAATGTTTCCTTTACGCAGATTCGGCCTACCATCGTGAAGGTGCAGGAGATGCGGATTCAGCCTATAGTCGGTTCGGCCCTGTACAACGAAATGGTGGGGCAGGTGGTCAGCGGCACGACCACGGCATTGAACACTACACTCTTGGAGGACTACATCCAACCCGCCATGGTGCAATGGCTGTATTACGAGTTGCCCATGGTATTGGCCTTCAAGTACATGAACAAGGGCATGGTTCGCAGAACCAGCGAAGAATCCAGCCAAATGAGCATGGATGAAATTACCCGCCTCACCGACAAAGTGAAGAACGATGCGGAGTGGTACTCCGAGCGCATAACCCGCTATCTCATGGAGAACCGCACCGACTATCCGCTCTTTAACTCCCCGCCAT